GTACCTCGTCAAAGACGAGAACGGTCGCGAGGTCATCGCCCCCGACGCCCCCTTGGACGCCCGCCATGCCCTGGCCGAGTACCAGGCGTACCGGGCCGACTTCGCCAAGAAGTTCCTGGAAAACCCCGAGGAAACCCTCGCCCCGATGGTGGCGAAGGTCGCGGAACAGCGTGCCCAAGAGCTGATCCGGGACCAGTTGGCCCGTCGGGACGAGGAGCAGTTCGTCTCCCAGGTCGAGCGGGAGAACGCGGATTGGCTCCGCGACGAAAACGGGAATGTCTCCCGGGAGGCAGTTCTCGCCCAAAAGTATGTGGAGGACGCCAAGCGGTACGGCATCCAAGGGGCCCAGCCCCGCTGGGAGTACGCCAAGGCGATGGTCGAACGCGAGTTGCTGCTCGCCTTCTACCAGCAAGCCACGGCGGGCGCCCCCAGCCAGCAGGCCGCACCGCAACAGCCGAATCCCGGTGAGGACGCCGCCCGGAAGAACATGGAGTTCCTTCGCCAGCAGGCGATGCGAAACGCTCCCCGCAGTTCTCCGGGCACGACCGATCCGCGAGTGCCGCCGCCCCGGACCTCCTTCGAGGAAAAGTTCCGGATGCAGTTGGCACAAGAAGGACTGATCTGAAACCCCGAAAGGTGAATCATCATGGCCAGCGTGAGTGACTGGGCGCGAGTTATCGGGACGACGATCACCGCGCATTTGCGGGAAGAAGAGCTGGCCACGTTCCGCAAGTTCAAGGTCTTCGCGATGCTCGAGCAGTCGGGCAACGTGATGATGAACCAGTCGGGCCGCGGCTTCGACTGGAACGTCCGCTACCGCAACGCCCCCGTATCCGGTTCAACCGGCGACACGCCGCGCACTTTCGCCCGCCAGAACCTCTGGAAGCGAGCCGAACTCCCCTACAGGGGATTCACGACCCAGGACGCAATTTTTCGACGGGAGCTACTCGAAAACCGCGGCCAGCAGGCGCTCGTCAACGTCGCCGGCCAGATGGCGCAGCGCCTCCAGGAGTCGCTCGAGCAGCACCTCTCGTACCAGGTCTACAGTGACGGGAACGCCCCCGGCCGAGAGAACGACTTCCACGGTCTCGACTCGTTTCTCGGATACGACGGCACGATCAGCGAAGCCGCGGGTGCCGGTGTCGCGACGAAGCGCACCACTGGCAATGCCGCCGACCGCTTCGGCTACCCGGCGGACAACTACGCCGGGCTCTCCACGCAGCTGGGCTTCTACGGCGGCGGCCGGATCGGTGCGACCGGAACCTGGCCCGAAGTCCCGGTCGATCCGGAGTTCGACTTCTACTCCGGATTGGTCGTGAACTACACGAGCACCGGCTTCAAGAACAAGTCGACGTGGGCCGACAACTGCGTCGAAGCGACGCGAGCCGGAATCCACAACTGTCGCCGCAACGACACGAAAGAGGCCGCCATCGACATGGTGATCCTCGATCGCAAGCTCTACATCCAGTACCTCTCCACGCTCGACGGTAAGGAACGCATCCAAGTCTCGAGCAACACGGGACTGGCCGCGCTGGGCTTCACCGACACGTTCCAGCAGGACGGCGTTTCCATCACGAGCGAGTACGCCTGCCCCGCGAACCGCGGCTACGGTCTGTCGATCGGCAACATGGAACTGCGGAGTCTCGAAAACTCCCTGTTCGTCGGCGAGGGACCGTTCTACGACGAGGAACTTTCCAGCTATAGGTACGCCTGCTCGGTTCTCGCGAACCTCCGCTGTCGGTCGCCTCGGAACTTTTTCCTTCTCGCCCCGATCGCCTGACACCTTCCGCCTGGAGTACGTCGCATGTCCAGCCTGTTCTCCGATCCGCCCTTTCCCCGCGGCGCTACGCTGCTCAATGGCGAGGCGATCGAACTCGACGCCAACGGCAATCCGATCGCCGGCGTCGAGATCATCGGTCAGGTGAAGGCATTCCAGGACATCGTGCCGGGCACAGGCCCGGCGTCCATCCGGAACCGCAATCGGCTGACGTACTGCGTAGCAGCCCGCTACCGGGGTGCGACCGTGGCCGATGCCTCGACGGTCGCCGGCCTCCTCTACGCCTTCGACATCGGCGTCGGTGCCAACGGCCAGCCGCAGTCGCTCACCGAGTTCACCAGTCCCGCCACGAACGCGAGTATCACGGCTGGCCGTGATTTCGGCGTGCTCGACGAGTACCTCACGGGCACCCTCCGCACCAACGACATCGTGTGGCTCGCTGTCGGCGGCCCGACGGCAGCCCAGAGTTCAGGCACCGCCATCGCCAACGGAGCCCAGATCGAGGTCACCGGGGCCGCGGGCCAGATCGCCACCAAGAGTACTGGCTTCACCATCGGCACCCAGATCAACGGCACTCCGTCAGGCGGGACCGCCGGCCAGAAGGTCCGACTCCTGCTCTGGACCAACCGCATTTGATGCAGATGCCCCGTCCCCTCCGGAACTTCATGGCAGCCTGCCGGTCGCTCCGGCAGGCTGCCGCTATTTGGTCATGGATCAAAGCCGCGTATGCAAGCGTTGTGGCGTTTCCTACCCGCTTACTGAGGAGTATTTCCGGATTCGTGACGGGGCTTTTCTCCCCTCCTGCCGCACCTGCGGTCACGCCGCCAAAAAGGAAGAGCGACGTCGGGCCAAAGCCCGCCGCCGGGCCGCTCTGGCGCAGGTTGAAGCGTCTGGCGTCGATTTCTGGCTTTCGCAGGTCAAAGGCGGGGGATCCAACATCCCCCACAGCGCCGAAGTCATCGAACGGGTCATCGAGTATTTCGGCGGCACGAGCGGCTTCGCAGCGATGCTCGTCAAGCAGTACTACGACTCGCCGCCAGGCGGCACGGCCCGCAACCGGCTCATCGAGACGATCTGCCGGCTCGTCTCCAAGAACGTCGACCAAGGGGGCGTCAAGCGACCCCTCACGCTCTGGTCGGAAGAGGAACTCGAGCAGGAGTTGGCGGTTCGCTTCCAGCAAGCCGTGCAGGTGATCCAGGGGGAGGTTCACGATGCCCAAAAAGCCCAAGCGGCACCCGCGGCTCTCACCGCCGGCGATCCCAGTGATTCCGGACCTGACGCAGTTTCAGCGGGAGGAACTCAAAAACCTCCAGAACGAGCTGCGGGAGCGGAAGATCGAGGCGCTCAAGCTTTACCGCCCGAACCCCAACCAGGAGGAGATCCACAAGTGCCAGGCGAGTGAGGTGCTCGTCATCGGCGGCAACCGATCCGGGAAGTCCCTCTGTACCTTCGTCGAGGACGCCCGAGCCGTCACCGGCCAAGACCCCTTCAACAAATACCCCAAGAAGGACGGCGTCCTGGTCGTCATCGGAAAAGATTGGAAGCACCTAGGGCTCGTGTGTTTTCCGATGCTCATGAAACAAGGGGCTTTCAAGATCATCAAGGATGCCACGTCCGGTGAATGGCGGGCGTTCGACCCCGTTCTCGATGCAGCCCGCCGCACGGAGGCCCGCCCTGCTCCACCGCTGATTCCGCAGCGGTTCGTCAAGAAAATCTCCTGGCTACTCAAGAGCGCGGGCTACTGCCAGAAAATCACGCTCACCACTGGCTGGGAGATTCACTTCTTCTCGAGCGAGGGCGAGCCTGTCCAGGGCTATCAGGCCGACCGGATCCACGTCGACGAAGACTTGAACGACGAGCGGTGGATCCCCGAAAGTCTGGCCCGAATCGTCGACCGCCGTGGCAAGTTCCAGTGGAGCGCGATGCCGCACTCCACCAACAACGCGCTCCTTGGCATGAAAGAGCGAGCCGAGGCGCCCGAGGCCGCCCTGGGCGGGAAGTCATCGATCCGACAGTTTCGGCTCCGCTTCCTCGACAACCCGTATCTCGACGAGGAGGAGAAACGCCGGTCCATCGAGCGGTGGGCCGCCAGCGGTGACGATGTGCTGCGAATGCGGTCCGAGGGCGACTTCATCGTCGACAGCGTCCTCGTCTACCCGTCTTTCGACATGTCCATCCACGGCTTCGACCGGACGGACCTGCCGGATGGCCAGATCCCCGCCAACTGGTGCCGGTACGCAGTCGTCGATCCCGGCCATGCCGTGACCGCGGTCCTGTTCGCTGCCGTGCCCCCGTCCGGCGATTACTGGCTCGTCTACGACCAGCTCTACCTTCGGCAGTCCAACGCCGTGGTGTTCGGGGATCACTTCGCCAAGAAGGTGCAAGGCCAGCACTTCCACGCCTTTCTGATCGACGCCCACGGCGGCCGGCTTCGCGACATCGGCTCCGGCCGGCTCCCGGTCGAGCAGTACACGGAGCAACTGATGAAGCGGGGCGTCCGCTCAGAGATCACGGGCAGTTCGTTCCTGGCCGGATGCGATGACGTGATCGCCCGCTGCGAGAGCACCCGGGCCGCCCTGCACATCCGGCCCAGCGGCACCCCGCAACTGCGGATCCTCCGCGGCGCGCTTCCCGACCTCGAACGCGAGATCAAGCGGTATCGAAAGATCGTGAACTACGTGAGCGGCACGGCCGTCGTCACCGACAAGCCGAACACCCGCGGCGAGGTCCATCTCTGTCAGTGCTTGGAGTATCTGGCCGCCTACCGCCCGGCGTACCACGAGCCACCGGTGATCCACCATGAGGCCGATCCGTGGTGGGTGAAGTGGCTCGCGAAGCGCCGCAAATCGATCGGCGAGGAGAAGGGTTCATTTGTATACTTAGGCCCACAAGGAGCCCACAACTGATGAGTCAGTTCGCCATGCCCCGGCCCCGGCCGGGCGACGTCGTGCTCTTTTCGACCGACATTCAGCACTTCTCCAACCCTTGCATCGGCTGGGTCACCGACGAGCGGGGCGAATGCACGGTCAACCTGCTGGCGTTCACGCCGGGCGGCTTCGTTCAGAAGTCGAGCGTTCACCACAAGGACGACCCCGCCCTGCTCGACAACCCAGGTTGGGCCGAACTCGGATGCTGGGACTACGCGCCGCTGACAACGCTTATCCACAGGCTCGCGGACCATGCCCAAGCAAAGCCTGCCGGAAAGTAACCCGCTGCGGCAGCTTGTTCGCACCTGGACGAAGAAGTTCGAGGCCGCGATCAAGTACAAGAAGCCCTTCGCGGACGACGCGAAGGAAGCCTCGCTCTTCTACGACGGCGACCACAACTGGATGTGGCGAGATGCCTATGCCCGCGGGGAGCGGGGCTACAACAGCTCGATCGCCCCGCCGGCGTTCCGGATGCAGGTCAACAAGGTCTTCGAGTTGATCGACATCTTCGGGGCCGTGATTTACCACCGCAATCCGGTGCGGACGGTCACGGTGCTTCAACAGCCCGATCTGGCCCCCGAAGCGTACGGCCTGCCTGCGGACATGGCCCTCATGAGTCCGGAGCAGGCGGAGCTTCTGTCGGTTGCCCGCGTTGACGCCGAAGCCCGCACCAGCCGCGAGATCGCACGGCAACTGCTGGAGGCGTATCTCAACTACACGCCGCACGAACTGGACCTCAAGCGGCAGGCCAAGAAGTTCGTGAACGAGGGGCTGATGAAGGGCATGGGCGTGCTCTGGCCGGAACTGGTGGAGCTGCCGGGCGAGCAGCCGATCCGGATGGTGGGGAGTTTCTACGACTCGGTGGACAACCTGCTGATCGATCCCGACTTCGACAACATGGACGACATGCTGTGGTGCGCCCGCCGCTGCGTCCGGCCGCTCGAGGAGATCGCCGCGGAGTACGGGATTCCGGAAGACGAACTGGGCAAGCACCTCGACGCCAATACGGAGATCAAGGCCGACAACGAGCCCCGCACGAGCAAGAGGAAGGCAGGCCAAACCCAACGGCTCGTCACCTACTACAAGGTCTGGAGCAAGTGCGGCGCCGGCGATCGCTTCAAGGACGCTCCAGAGAAGAGCCGCGGCGTGTTCGATGCGCTGGGGAAGTACTGCTACCTCGTGATCTGCGAAGGCGTCGACTACCCGCTGAATCTGCCGCCGACGGTGATGCAGGAAGACGTCGAGCCGGAGACGGGCATCCCGCAGAGCGTCATGCTCCGTACCGCCTGGCCCGTTCCGTACTTCATCGACCCCGGCGGCTGGCCCTTCGTGCCGCTCGCCTTCCACCCAAAGCCCGGTTACGCCTGGCCGATCTCCCACATCAAGCCGGGGATCGCGGAACTCCGGATGCTGAATTGGGGAATGTCGTTCCTCGCCAGCCGGATCGCCACGAGTTGCGAGACGATCATCGCAGTCCAGAAAGCGGCCGACCAGGAACTCAAGGATCAGCTGCTCGCCCCCAGCGAGGGCGGCTTCAAGGTAATCGAGCTGGCCGAACTCCTCGGCCGCCGCA